GAATGGAGCACCATCGAGATCCCGCTGGCCGAGATCCGCGAAATCAAGATTTGGGAGTATTGAGCCATGAAGAAATACGATAGCCCACATTGTGATGCGGAATTGGTTGATTTTGGTGACGAAGCTGGAGGGGTGTATTACGCAATCCATGACCACGAAAAAGACGGCGATGTAATGAGCGTTGCGGCTTACGACGCCGTTGAGAGGATGATTAAGCGTTGGCTTGCCAAGCCGGGAGCTTTAAATGCCAAATTAAATGCCGGAAACAGTTCTCTCGATATATTTTTGCATGAGCCAGATGACGATGATGCTTACATGGCTTTTTTTAAGGTTGATTTGGCGGACATTTTCTTGGCGTACGCGCAGAATGGCGTGGATTGGTATGGTATTCCACCGTCAGCCGTATCTGCGATATTGCGCCAATTAGCTGATGATGTTGATGCAATAGAGGGGAATGCAGAATGACATACGTAGACGTAACCAAGTTCGACGGCATCATTGATGTTGAGCACAAATTCAGCGGCTTTGAGGAGGGCATGTGGAACCTGATCAACAGCCACATCACCGAATGGCTGAAGGAAGTGCGCATTGACGTATATCCAATTGATGGCAACATCCGCATGGAGCTCGATATTTACGTCGAGGGCGCAGGCAATGAGATCGTCTTCGAGATGCCCTATGAAGAGTTCTTCCAAGAGCGTAACGACGAGCCGCCAGACATGGAGCAGTTCCTCTTGGCCGGTCTGAAGTATTACCGCGACGTTTACGACTGCCTACCGGGCGAAGAATGCCCTATGGAGGACGATGAGCCCAAGGAGGATCTCAACAGCCTGTTACTGCGATATGAGAGCGAGGCCATCGCCCTGTACGACATGCAGCGCGCCGACGCAGACCCAGAAGACTTTGAGGGGATTGATCTGAACGCATCTATCGCCAAGCGCAAAGAGACGCTGGCAGGCATTCGCGAGCAGATAATTAACTTTCGCAAAGACTAAAGACAGGATATACCCTTAGACGGAAGTCCGCCCGCTGGCATATCGGGTTCAACATATGCCACCATTGCATTCCCGCACCACAAGGTTTAGATACTCACCTATCGGAAGCCCTGTCCCGATGCGGAGCAAGCGATGAGTGAAGAAGAAGGCACAAAGTACGGTAAGCCCATAAGGGTAGTAGGCCGTCCCTCCAAATACGATCCCAAGTTCTGTGACGCCGTCCTCAAGATGGGCGCTGAAGGCTATTCCATTGTCGAAATGGCAGCAGAACTCGGTGTAGCTAAGTCAACCCTGAAAGACGAATGGCCCGCTGCTCACGAAGAGTTTTCGGTCGCCTTCGCACGCGCGCGCGAGCTTTCGCAGGGATGGTGGGAACGTCAGGGTCGCATCGGCCTATTCGCAGAGAAGTTTCAGCCCGCTCTTTACTCACGCTCCATGTCTGCTCGCTTCCCTGATGACTGGCGCGAAACCAAAGAGCAGCGTCTCACTGGTCCAGATGGTGGCCCGGTGCAGACCGAAGAGGTGAAGAAGAAGAAGGAAAAGATCAGCAGCATCCTCGCACGCAAGGCCGCTGAATGATACTCAACCTGTCCCCTGAGGAACTGGAAGAGTACAGCCTGCAAGATCTGGCCTTTGCTGATTGGCAGATTGCTTGGAAAAAGACGGCTCGCGTCAACCAGCGGCTAGACTTTGACTTTGTCGAATGCGGCATTCTCGCAGGGCGAGGCTTCGGTAAGACCCGCGTAGGAGCAGAATGGCTTGGCCGGGCTGTGTACACAGACCCAAACACCTTCGACAGTGCAGTGATCGCGCCAACCTATCAGGACGTTAAGTTTACCTGCTTTGAGGGCGAGAGCGGTTTGCTTAGCGTGATCCCGCCTGAGCTTATCAAGACGTACAATAAGTCCGACATGATCATTGAGATGTACAATGAGGAGGGCAAGGTCTCTGTCATTCGCGGCTTCACGGCAGAAAAGCCTGAACGCCTGCGTGGTCCACAGCATACGCGGATCTGGTGTGACGAGCTTGCTGCTTGGCAATACGATGAGACATGGGACATGGCCATGATGGGCCTGCGTCTGGGCGAGAAACCTCAGGTCGTCTGGACCACAACGCCAAAGCCCAAGGATCTGGTGCGCAAGTTGGTGAAGCCCAAGAAGGGCAGAGAGATCATCACCGGCTCGACCTACGACAACAAAGACAACCTGCCTGATAGCTTCTTCGACCAGCTTCAACAGTACGAAGGCACGACGCTTGGCCGTCAGGAACTGTATGGGGAACTGATCGACCCAGAAGAAAGCGGCATCATTAAGCGCAGCCAATTCCGTCTCTGGCCAGCCAAGAACCCGCTGCCACGCTTTGACTGGATCATCATGTCGCTGGACACCGCCTTCACTGAGGCGACGTTCGACAAGCGCACGGGCGACCCTGACGCCACTGCCTGCACGGTCTGGGGCGTGTTCTTCCACGAGAAGCGCAACAACATCATGCTGCTTGACTGCTGGGAAGACCACCTCGGCATGCCCGATCTCATCCGTCGGGTGCGCAAGGAGATGTCCATCCCCTACGGTGACGACGCAGATCAGGCGCTGATCAAGCCCATGTTTGGCTCCAGCAAGCCCATGACGAGCGGACGCAAGCCTGACATCCTGCTGATCGAAGACAAAGGGTCAGGGATCTCGCTGCGTCAGATGCTCGAGCGTGAGCGCATTGATGCCTATGCCTACAACCCCGGCAGGGCGGACAAGCTAACGCGCCTGCACATGGTGAGCCCAGTCTTTGCACGCCGCATGGTCTGGCTACCTGAGAGCGACAAGCATGAGGGCCGACCGAAGAACTGGATCGAGCCGATGCTTGCGCAATTGTGCGCCTTTACGGGGCCGGGCAGCATCAAGCACGACGATTATGTGGACAGCGTGACGCAGGCGATCAGGCTTTGCATAGACAAAAACATGCTAGATGCTGTACAAGCCCGCAAAGATGAGGTTGGTCCGCCACCCAAGCGCGTCACCAACCCCTACGCCATTTAAAAGGATCAGGCGATGGACGAAGACGAGAACATCCTCACAGGCGAAGTCATCGACATGGAAGACGATGAGGACGAAGATGTTGTCGATACCGATGACGGTGGTGCCATCGTCAGTCTGGATGAGGAAGAGGCTCCGCGCTCGGATGACTTCTACTCGAACCTTGCCGAAGACATGCCTGAGGGCGAGTTGGGCAAGATTGGGTCTGAGTTCCTCGACCTGATCTCGAAGGACAAGGAAGCCCGCAAGAAGCGCGACGAGCAGTATGAAGAGGGCATCCGCCGCACTGGTCTGGGCGATGATGCTCCCGGCGGCGCTGACTTCCAAGGCGCGTCTAAGGTGGTGCATCCCATGCTCACTGAGGCCTGCGTGGACTTTGCGTCTCGCGCCATCAAGGAGCTGCTGCCGCCTCAAGGTCCAGTAAAGGACTTCATCCCCGGCGACGTGACAGCCGAAAAGGTGAAGAAGGCCCAGCGCAAGACCAAGTTCATGAACTGGCAGCTAACGGTGCAGAGCCCTGAGTTCCGCGCCGAGCTTGAGCAGTTGCTCACACAGGTGCCATTGGGTGGTGCGCAGTATCTCAAGACTAACTGGAACGAGCCGCGCAATCGCCCTGACTTTCTGTTTGTCGGCATCGACGAGATGTACCTGCCGTTCGCTGCAACCAATTTCTACACGGCACAACGCAAGACGCACGTGCAGTATCTGACAGCCATCGACTACCAGAAGCGCGTCAAGGAAGGCATGTATCGTGACGTGGATCTCGGCCCGGTGTCGATGGAACCCGACATGAGCGCGGCTGAGAAGGCCAACAACAAGATTGAGGGCCGCAACGAGAGCAGCTACAACGAGGATGGTCTGCGTACCGTCTATGAGGTGTACGCTCTGGCTGACATCGAGGGTGAGGGCGCTCTCCCCTACATCATCAGCATCGACAAGCCCTCAGGCAAGGTGTTGAGCATCTACCGTAACTGGGATGAACTGGACGAAGCCAAGGAAGAGCTTCAGTGGTTTGTCGAGTTTCCGTTCGTTCCATGGCGCGGTGCCTACCCGATTGGTCTGCCGCACATGATCGGCGGCCTGTCTGCGGCGTCAACTGGTGCTTTACGCGCATTGATGGACGCAGCGCACGTTTCGAACAGCCAGACCATGCTCAAGCTGAAGGGCGGCTCGAAGGGCGGACAATCTCTTGAGATCCAGCCGACACAGGTCATGGAGATCGAAGGCGGCTTGGCAGCGGACGATATCCGCAAGCTGGTTATGCCCCTGCCCTACAACCCGCCGAACCCGGTATTGTTCCAGCTTCTGGGCTTCCTGATCGACGCAGGCAAGGGCGTTGTCCGCACGACACTGGACGACATTGCAGACGGCAATCCCAATGCCCCAGTGGGCACGACGCTCGCTAAGCTTGAGCAGGGCATGGTGGTGTTCTCTGCCATTCACGCTCGCCTGCACAATTCAATGCAGAAGCTGCTCGGCATCCTGCACCGCCTCAACGCGATGTACCTCAATGATGAGGAGATCGAAGAGGAAGTAGGCGAAGAACTGGCGAGCCGTAAGGACTTCGAAGGTCCGCTCGACGTTGTGCCGGTGTCAGACCCGAACATCTTCTCTGAGGCCCAACGCTTCGCCCAGATCCAAGCCGTTGCCCAGCGCTCGGCGCAGTTGCCGCAGCTTTACAACGCCCGTAAGGTTGAAGAGCGCATTCTTGAGACATTAAAGATCCCGAATGCGAAGGATTTGCTCAACCCGGCGATGGAGCCCAAAGAGCAGAACGCAGTTAATGAAAACGTGGCTGCGACTATGGGGCGCGCAATTGTGGCATTCCCTGAGCAGGATCACATCGCTCATCTCAAGACACACCTTGCGTATCTGATCAACCCAGCATTAGGCATGAACCCGCTGATCGCGCCAACCTACATTCCGGCCATTTTGAACCACATCAAGGAGCACTTGGCCCTTTGGTACGCGTCGAGTGTGTTTGACTTGGGCAACGAAGCTACTGGCAAAGACCTTGGCGACATGCTCAAAGAAATTAAAGGCACGGAGGAGAAGAAGGCCTTTGATGCCATGCTGGCTGAGGCGTCTCAATCTGTTGTAGAAAAGGCTGATCAGGTCTTTGCATCACTGCCGCCGGTTATTCAGCAGGCGCAGCAGGTCATGCAGCAGTTTGCACCGCAGCCGCCGATGGACCCGAGCGTGCAGCTTGCTCAGGCGCAAATCCAAGCACAGGCTCAGCGCGATCAACAGCGTGCGCAAATCGACGCGCAGAAGCTTCAGCTCACCGCACAAGACAGCCAGCAGAAGGCTCAGATGGACGCAGCCAAGCTCCAGCTCGACGCGCAGGAGATGCAGCAGCGTGCTGTCGAAGAGCAACAGCGTCAAGAAGCTGAAACGCAGCGCAAACTTGCTGAACTGCAAGCGCGTCAGGCGATGAACACGCAAGATAACCTGACGGCCTTAGAGCTCGCAAAGCTTGAGGTTGAGACAGGAGAACGCATCGCGGTGTCCACAGGCACCGGGATAAACCCGCAACCGTAAGGAGGCCGTGATGGCTAAGAGCGACAAGCCCAAAACGAATGATGTGGCCCAGAAGGGCGAGGCGATCCCGCAGCACAAGAAGATGGCCATGGGCACCATGCCCAAGGTTCTGTCTTCGCCCAAGACGCCTGCATGAGAATTGAGACTTTGTTGCAGCGACTGGAGCAATCGCAGACCGAACTGGCCCGCGATGCGCTGCAACAACCTCAAGGCCGTGACCTTTACGAATATGGTAAGGTGATCGGCATGTACGCTGGCCTAGAGCTTGCCAAGACTGTGTTACTCAACATGGTGGCGGAGGACGAGCGAAAGGGCTTTGATCTATAACTTGCAGGAAGGAGCACCCATGCAAGATTTCGTATTGAACAAGGTTCAATTCACCTACGATAGTCTCGATGAGGCTTTCCCGGCGATTGATCCGGGCGTTGAGCCATTTGGCTCTCGCGTGCTTTGTCAGATCCGTCTGGCGAAGAAAAAGACCGCAGGCGGCATCATCCTGACCGGCGATACCAAGGACACCGAAACTTGGAACACGCAGGTCGCTAAGGTGGTGGCTGTTGGGTCTCTCGCCTTCAAAAACCGTAACACGCAGGAGCCTTGGCCCGAGGGGTCGTGGTGCAATCCGGGGGACTTTGTCCGCGTCCCCAAGTACGGCGGCGATAAATGGACAATCAAAATCGACGATGATCAGGAAGTCATCTTCGTAATTTTAAACGATCTGGATCTGATTGGTCGAGTTACGGGCGACCCGCTCGCAATGAAGGCCTTCGTCTGATCCATAAGGCTGATGAAAGGAGCCGGTCATGGCTGAAGATGTATTTAACGAGAATGACGATGACGATCTCGTCGTAGTTGAGACGGAAGATGAGAAGATCCCCGTCGCAGAGGATGACGCACCGACGGCAGCAGAGCCTGAGGACCAATCCGATGAGGACGAAGAGGATGAAGAGCGCATGGGTGTGTCCGATGAGGACACTGAGCAGGAGATAACTAAGCGCCAGACGCGCGACCGCCGCACCCGTCGCCAAATCCAAAAGCAAGCCAAAGAGCGCTCGCAGCGTGAGCTAGAGTTTCTGCGTCAACAGAACGCCGAACTGATGCAGCGCATGTCTGCCATTGAGGGCAACACGCTCTCGCAGCAGGCCCAGACCATCGCCCAGCAGTATCAGCAAGCCCTGTACGAAAAGCAGCAGGCCGAAATGATCATTGCGAAGGCAGTTGAGGCTGGCAATGGCGACGACGTGACGCAAGCCATGCGCATCCGCGATGAGGCTAACTATCGCGCCGCACAATTGGCACAGGCCCAGCAACAGGCTGAAGCTTACGCACAGCAGGCTG